CTAATTGCAGCTCCTTGGCCTAATATGCTTGCAGCCTTCTTAGCATCAATAACAACTTCTTTGCCATTTCGCATAAACTTGAACTTGGCGTTCGGGTTTGTGTTTGCAAAATCTAAAAAATCTATTAATTCATCGCTAGTCGAATCGGCAGTGCTTACCTCTTCAGGGGCATCTACATCATCGTGGCCTTCAGCATCATATGCTTCCGTTGCTTCAACTTCTGGCTCGGCGTTGTCGTCTAGGACTTCAACTCCTTCGGGTGCCACAGGGGCTGACTCTGCTGCCGCAGTGTTAGAACCTGTCTCGATGGGCTTAGTAACCGGAGTCTGATTACGCATTGCGGTCATCTTCGCGGCTATTGAATCCAAACCTGGATCGACTTTGTGGGCAGGGACCGTCTCCGATGGGAGATTAGGTCTGTCCTGGACTATTGCATCCATACTTTACCTTTCTTATGTGTTGGGCTCTTGAGATTTCTCTTGCAGAGTTACCACACGGTTTTTCAATACAACTTGCCTTTTCAGCAGGTTGATAAATGTGTCCATGGCATTGAAATGATTCGCAAACGCTACACGTCGTGCATTGTCTTCTGCGGTGTGTCCCGTAACTTCTACTAGATAATCCATATTCTCTAGTTGGAACTGTCGCACAAACAACACAAAGTCCCTATTCTTCAATAGGTTCTCGGCAGCACTGCCCAACTGTTTGACTCGATCAGCGGCTGCTGGTGTGAGTTTACTGAGTTCGGTAGCACTAACAAGGCGGTTATTAAACGCCTCATATACGTCTTCGTTTACCATTTCAATTCCAATCTATTAAGTTTATTTAGTTATCTGTAAGCAGTGGCCTTGTGTTCACCCAATAAGGCAACACCTTCCAACTGCTTGCTGGCACTTAGGCCCTGCACATCGGCTTCGATCTCGCTTGCCCGTGCAGTATCCAATTTGGCTTTTGCCACTTTGGCTTGGTCATCAGGACTAGGTCCTTGGCCCTTCTTGTATTCTTGTGCCGACTTGATCATTTCCACAACTTCTTCTTCTGTGGGCAAATACATGTCGGCATCTTTTACACCCAAAGCATACAAGGTATCTTCATAAGGCTTACGCATCTTCTTGAACATGGGCGGTGTCAGTGTGCCCTGTGCCACAAGTGCCTGTGTTGTTTGATACAACTGTTGTTGACTTTGTTGTATGATTTGGTTGCGTTGAATTTGATTCTCATCACTACGCATACCCAGAGCAAGATCAATATGTATCATCTTGCGATCATTGTAACTCATGTCTTCAAAGTTTTTGTAGTCTAAGAATTCGGGCTTGCCGTCGGGATGGAATTCGGCGGCCAGCTTCTTGACACCGTAATCATCACCATACTGTATCAATGTGCGCCATACCAACCAAATGGCTTCTTTCAAACCTTCTGCCGAATTCTTCACACAGTTGTCCTGTATGATTTGATTTGGCGTTAGGGCCATTTGCAGCTTGACACCTGAATTGCCTGGACTCATAACTTCGGGATTGAACACATCATTGGGAGTGGTCATGCCCACCATGGCCATGGTGTCTTGTTGTATACGGTTCATGGCAGTGTCTATAAACTGCAAATTACCATTGGGCAAGGGTAATGGGTAAATGTCTTTGGCAGGATCAAACTTGCTATCCAAGATAAAGATTGCGGCCTCACCGTCTTGGATCATTTCAAAGTCCAATTTGTCGGGCTTGACACCAATACGTGGAGTGGCCTGTAGCAAGCCCATCATGATTTCGGCTCTATGTCCCGATGTGGCATACTCTTGCATGGGCACAACACTTTCAGCAATGCTCATACCATAGAAGTTTTGCGGCAAGGGCTTGGGACACATGTTGGCAATGGGTATAAATTCTACTTCACGTGCCGATATGATGTATTGTCCCGAAAAAATTAATTCTACTAGTTCTAATTCACCGTCGCCGTCGATGTCGTAACGGTTGTAAACTGTCAACACAGTTACTTGACGTGCTTCAGGTTCTTGTGCGGCATAGCCCTGTGCGGGTAAACCATTTATTGGCACTGAATCACGTGCGTGTAGCGCAAGGTTATTCAATAATGATCCGGCTTGATATGCACCCACGTTGCTATATGCAGCATACACTTTGAATTGTTCTAGATCAATGTCGGGATACAGTTCTGTGGCTTCCTGGATGCTCATGGGCTTGTAGTATCCACAGAAAGGTTGTTCTGTAATTGATATAACAGTGGGATCACACATCCAATAGTGTTGTGCAATGGGTCTAAATTTGACATTTAGATTGTAACCGGTTAGTTTATACTTGGCTTCGTATATGGTGTTACGTGCAATGCTGGCTGTCAATTCATCTTCGGCATCCAACAACTCCACACGCGGTGCGTCTTCCATCATCATGTCAAAGTCTCCGGCAGCTCCGGCTTCGGCTTGACCAATACGATGCTCTATTTCGGCTTGACGTTGTTCATCGGGTAGGCCCGCAACATACTGTTGTGTTTCGGCCATGACCTTGTCCATGTCCACACGCACTTTACGACGACTTTGACGTAGCACTTTGAGTCCGGACTCTTCGGCTTGTTGTTCAAATGCTTTCAATTGATCATTGGTGCCTTGTGTTGTGACATAACGCATGATACTTTCACGCATGGGGCTAACCATCATCTCACCGTTCTTGTGTAGTGCAGCATCCATGACCCAATGTTGTAGGATCTGATGTGGATCATTGTTTTGGTTAATGACCTTGTGCACCATTTCTGTGGCCTGTTTGGCTGCGGCTGCATCGCTTTCATTGTCGGGCACAAACTCAAATTTGATTTGTCCGTTTTGTGCCAAGCCCTTGGTAATAACCGCACTTGCATAATCCACTATGGGTTTTACCACAGGATGAATATAGTCAATGCCGTTTACTGGCTCTGTTGACTGTGTCACTGCCAACACTAGGTAGTGATAATCCGACGCCCTGTTGATGTTGTTCTTTGTGGCCAGCAAGCGCAAGTTTGCGGCGCATTTGGCCTGCAACAGGCTATACATTTTCACGAAACGAGCCATCATGCCCTTGTGATTGTTCAAATTGCTGATTACTACGTTTTTAATATCTAACACGTTATTTCCCTTTGCGTTTTGCGGTCTTTGCACTACGTTTGAATGCTGTTGCGGTAGGTGCGCCTGCACTACCTGGAGTTCTCATACGTTCTTTGCTGCCCGCTTTGATGCGTTCTTGTTTGGCATGTATGTTGGCGTATAGGCCCTGTGGTTTCTTGGCCATTAACAACCCCAACGTTTACGTGCTGCTTTGCCACGTTCACCGGTCCAGGACTCGCTACGAGCACAAAAACTTTTATGGCGGGGATCTGCGGCCTTCTTAGTGGGTGCCTTAAGATTACTGCCAGTGGCCTTGTTGTATTTGGCACGTCCTTTGGCAGTCAAGCCAGCTCCCTTGCTGGCTGGTAATTTTTCACCTCGACCCACGCTTAAATTAACTTTACGTTTCATTTAGACCCCATTGTTTATGTATTATTTAGTGCATGTTAACCCTGTGGGTTATGAGGTTGTTTCCAACTGGGCAAACTCTGTGCTTGGTTATACTTTGCTGCTCGGGCTTGATGTCTGTAGTCACGCATACGCTGTTGTGGACTGCGTCCATCCCAGGGTTCAGCAATGCCATTCAAGCATCCTAGTAATGCATAACGTGCCGAATCGATACAGTCATCGGGATCACTAAAGCGTCCCTTCTCATCAACAAAGTAGTTCTGTGCTTCACGTAAAAATTCCACACAGTTTTCGTTCACATGCAGTGTGCCAATCTCCAGCATCTGACGCATCACGTTGACCCCATAGGCCTTGTGATTGGTTCTACGTCCTTGGTCATCCGGAGGATTCATAATGGCTTCAGAATGCACGTTGAGTTCGTATTGTTCAAACAGTTCACGTATGCTCTGACTCGACATGGTGTAGCGTCCCTGTGTGTTGGCATCACTGGGCAACACTATGGGCGTGCCAAACACTTCGGGGCGCATGAGATGGTTGATGTAGTTCATGGGATTGGCTTCTTCTACACCCTTTACAATGATCTGTGTGTGCAACCAAGCCTCACGTTCTTCGGGATGCCAATACATCAAACTGATCACAGTTCGATCATTGACCAAGCCAAGGTCAAGAGCAATAACTCTGCAAATACCAGTAGTGTTACGCAGGTCATAGTCACCTGTGCGATAAGTGGGCCAATTGCGTATTTGGAATACTGCGCCTTTGCCCATAACAGGCACACCATTACGACGAGCATCGCGCTCATGAGGCAAATAATCACGTTCCAACTGTTGACGTGTTTCCATAAGAAGAAACGGCTCACCCCATGGATCATATTCTGGAACATCATCCCAACTTACCCTTATGTGTTCATAGCCCGCTTCGTGATTCCAAAACTTGCTTACAAGTCCGTTAAGGCCTTTGAGTGGTGTAAACGAGCAAAGCACTTGACCTTGTGTGGTGGCAGTTCTGGTCACTATCTCACTAAAGAAGTCGTCAGGGGGCTGTTCGTCAAAGATGGCCAGGTTAAGTTTGAAACCTTGCATCTGACGCACTTCTTGTGTGTAGTTGGCAAACAACAAGTAACTGTTGGTGCCGGACGCATGACGTATTTCTACACCTATACAATTGGCACCATCTCCGCGCATGGTGTCTTGAACTATGCAGTTTCTGGGTATGGCACCAGTGCCTAGATTGTCGCGTATCTTGATGTCATTGGTGCCCAGCAATTCATTCTGCAACACCAGCGCAACCTGACTCCAACCTTCGCCGGCAACCATTGCGGTTACAGGCCGATCGTAGCGCACACCATCCCACCACGGGGGATACTGTCCGGTCAAGTGTATGGCAGTTTCATAACAGGTGCTCACAGTCTTACCAATTCGGTTTGCGGCCAGTATGCCTCTACGTTGACTGCCGCCGGTGCGAAAGAAACGGCGTTGATGATCAAAAGGTCTAAAGTAGCGCAGTTGGTTGTAGCGCATGTCATCTGCGATCTCTATAACCAATTCCTGTAGGGCAGCCTTTTGTTCACTTGGCAAGTGATGTAGGTTGTTCACCGCCAGGCTGTGATGATCACATGCCCAACGCAAGGCACGTCGCATGAGCACTCCAGGATCCAGCATTAGAATGCTCTACGGATCGTGTCTAATGCCGCTGCAGTTTGGGCCAGGTGGGCCAACTCTGCAGGAGTCATGCGCCAAGTGTCGGGGTTACCGGTGTCGACACCATCGCGTTTGTCCAAGCCCGACTGCAGGCGTTCCATTGTGAGTCGTAAACAATGTTCTACCTGCGTGGGATACTTGTCCAAAAAGGCCTCGCGATTCACACGATTAACCTTTTGCATGATCTTAACATCTGCGGCCTGTGCAACTGCCAACTGTTGACGTTCAGGTCCTAAAGTCACATCAGACCCAATCTATCTTCAATGTGTGGCCAGTTCATGATCTTCCAAATGTTGTCCAGATATTGATCCTTCTTCCATTCGTAATCCAGGGCATAGGCATGCTCCCACATGTCAATCAAGATCACAATGTCATCACGCACTTCATGATTGTGAATGGTTTTTACACGGCCATCAAGAGCAAGATATACCCAACCCGAACCATGAAGCGCCAAGGCAGCATCTTTGATCAAGGCCTTAAGGCCCGTTAGACTTTTTGAATGCTTTTGGATCAATTCCAGAGTCATAGGGCCGGGAGTGCCACCTTCTCCAGGCGCGGTGAACTGGGTAAAGTAAATGTCGTGCAAGAAGGCTCCGGCACGATTGAAGGTGGGACTCTCTCCGGCGTTGTAGTTGTCCACATAACGCTTGTATAAGTGACCCCAATGATAATTCAAGGTCTCACTACTTTTTACAGGTTCAAGGGCAGTCTCTGCATAGGGCAGGGGTGTGCGTTTAAGTTTCATTATTCACCCCAAGGGTTATCAGATACCAAGTCTCCAGCCAAGATAAAGTCACGGTCAATCCATACGTCCCATTGGTTTGACCGGTTCACCTTCATGCGGCTCATAAAACCTTTTAGGCGTGTGCCCAAGGGAGTTAGTTGTCCACGGTCATTGCGAATGATCTGTTCACCGGTTCTGCAGTCGATCCACACAATGCGTTCGGGTTGTTTCTGTCCAAACTTATTGATCTTGGTGCCCAAGGCACGTTGGGCAATAGGTCCTAATACTTCATACGTGATCAAGTTGTTGGCATACTTGCGGAATATGACCTGGCACTTCTGATCCTGCGCACGCCAATCGGGATCGGGATGAGGAAATTGGTTGGTGCTGAAACGTGTAACTTCGGGACCAGCGGCGTCGATCAGCGCATCTCTTGGTGGCAACACTTTTAAGGGCTCTGTGGGTATAAGTTCGCTCTTGTCCAGGTATGGATTCTCAGCGCCCAAGTATGCTTCATCGGGTATGACACCATTGAGTGTGTCTAGGGCAATTTGATACTTTAGTTTATTGGCACGGCCCTTTAGGTTCAACACAATGCCGGTTTGGTCATACACAAACTTTTGCAGTTCGGTGGCATTGGG